AGATGACTCAGTTGTAACTTATGACAATGTTCCATTTACTGTCTATCTTACAAATGATATACAAGAGTTCGGTGTAAGTGGTGTGTCTAATGATGGCAAATTATATTACGAATACCAATTTGATGTCGAAGAAGCTTTGTAATGAAATACTTAATTAAGCATTGGGCAACAGTTGATGTTCTAGCTGAAGAATTAGTTGATGAAAAAGATATTAATATCGTCAATAATAATCTTGGCAAATATGAAGAACCATCAGATAAAGCAATCATTAAAGTTTTAAATGTTAAAGTAAATAGGAGAACATACGAATATGACAAGAAGTCTAACGACAGCAGTAAAGAACGAACTAGCAACAAATGATATTAGACCAATACATCTTATCACGATTGGTTTTTCGACTCCTGTAAATCTTACTGATAATTCATTTTCTTTAACATCATCAGTATCAGGTTCTAGTGTTACATACACAGCATCAGATTTTATTTTAAGTGTTTCTAATTTTACAGAAGAAACAGATATTACTAAAACAAGTTTAGTTTTAAGTTTATCAGGTGCAGACCAAACTTTTATTTCAACAGTATTAGGAGAAAATGTAACTAATGATTCTATTACTATTTTTAGAGGTTTATTAAGTAATGGTAATCAATTAATTGCTGATCCTTTTCTTTTATATAAAGGAAATATTGAAAGCTTTAATGTTTCAGAATCAGAAAAATCAAGTGCAGTTAATTTAACTGTTGTATCTCATTGGGCAGACTTTGATAAAAAGAACGGAAGAAAAACAAATAATACATCACAACAAAGATTCTTTAGTACAGATGTTGGAATGGATTTTTCAAGTCAAACTGTATTAGATATTAAATGGGGTAGAGCATAATGGGTTTGGGAAGTATAGGTGGATTTGTTAGATCAGCAGTAAGTGCTGGAACAAAAATATTAACAGGTGGTAAAGGAATTAATCCTGTTGTTGCTTTAGTTGCAACAATAGCTATTTCTTGGATATTTAGACCTAAGAAACCTGAAATACCTGATTTCGGAACTTCAGCTTACGAAGATTTTGAAAAAGGTGTTCTATTAAATAAACAATCTAATGACGCAAGTATTCCTGTTGTATATGGAGAAAGATTAATTGGTGGTACTAGAGTCTTTGTAGAAACATCAGGAACAGATAACACTTATCTTTACATTTGTTTAGTTTTAAGTGAGGGAGAAATAAATGATATAACTGAAATTAGAATAGATGATAAAGTTGTTACTTGGGCAAGTGATTTAGCAGATAATACAGCAGTTGAAGTTAATAGTTCAGATAGTAATTTTTATAAAGATTCAGAAAGTCTAATTAGAGTAGAACCTCACTATGGTTCAGACGGACAATCAGCTTCAACATTATTATCTACATTATCATCTTGGGGAAGTAATCATAAACTATCAGGTCTAGCTTATCTTGCTATTCGGTTTAAATGGAATCAAGATGTATTTGCTGGAGTTCCAAAAATACAAGCAAAAGTACAAGGTAAAAAAGTTGTAACTTTAGCATCTAATTTATCTGAACAAACTGCTAGTTTTTCAACAAACCCAGCATTTTGCTTATTAGATTATTTAAGAAATACAAGATATGGAAAAGGATTAACAACAAGTGAAATAGATTTACAAAGTTTTTATGATGCTTCACAAGTTTGCGTTACGCAAGTTACACCCTATTCAGGTGGGTCAGATATAAATATATTTGATACTAATACAGCAGTTGATACATCTTCATCTATTATTGATAATGTAAGAGAGTTCTTAAAAGGTTGTCGAGGTTACTTACCTTATAGTGCTGGTAAATATCAATTAATTATAGAAACAACAGGTAGTGCTTCAATTACATTAACTGAAGATAATATTGTTGGTGGATATAATTTATCAAGCCCTGATAAAAATAGTAAATTCAATAGAGTTATATGTAGCTTTGTAAATCCTGATAGAAACTTTCAAATAGACGAAGTACAATTTCCACCTATTGATGATTCAGGATTACCAAGTGCAGATAGACACGCAACAATGAAAACTGCTGATGGTGGTTTTTTACTAGAGGGTAGATTTGATTTTAAAACTATTACTTCTCCATATCAAGCTGAAGAAATGGCAGAAATTATATTAAGAAGAAGTAGAGATGCTTTAAGTTTGAGTATCAATGTAGCTTTTAATTCTTATGATTTAGCAATAGGAGATATAGTAAATATTACACATAGTTCATTAGGATTTTCAGCTAAACCCTTTAGAGTTTTAAGTATGACTTTTAACGAAGATTTTACAGTAGGATTAAATTTAGTAGAACACCAAGATTCCCATTATAGCTTTGCTTCTAAAACACAAGCAACAGCAGTTCCTAGTACAACACTTCCAAATCCATTTACTGTTCAACCACCAGCAAGTGTAACTTTAACTGACCAATTAATACAATATAATGAAACACCTCTAACAGCTTTAGATATTGCTATTGGTGCTTCACCTGATAGTTTTGTTGATTATTACCAAGTAGAATATAAGCTTAGTACAGATTCAGATTTTATTATTCACTCACAAGGTTCAGGATTATTTCAAAGAGTATTAAATGTAATAGATGAATCTACATATGATGTTAGAGTTAAAGCAGTATCATCATTTGGAAGTTCATCAAGTTATGTAACAGCACAAAGAAAGATTATAGGTGCAATCGCACCCCCTAGTGATGTTGAAGATTTATCTTGTAACATATCAGGACAAGAAGCACATTTGGGTTGGACAGCTATACCTGATTTAGATTTATCACATTATAATTTAAGATATTCTACTGCAACAGATGGTTCAGCAGATTGGCAAAACTCAGTATCTTTAGTAGAAAAAATATCAAGACCAGCAACCTCTATATCTGTTCCAGCTAGAGTCGGAACATATTTAATTAAAGCAGTAGATAAATTAGGTAACTTTAGTTCTAATGCGACAGCAGTAATATCTAATGTAACATCAACACTAAATTTTAATGCAGTAACAACTCAAAGCGAAAATCCTAGTTTTGCTGGTAGTAAATCAAATCTTATTTTAACAGATAGTACATTAAGATTAGACTCATCTGAATTATTCGATAGTGCTAGTGGAAACTTTGATGATGGAACAGGATTGTTTGATTCAGGAGTACAAAGTGCTGACTTGTTTCCATCAGGAACATATGATTTTGCTAACGTCATTGATATTGGTGCAAAACACACATTAAGAGTTACAGCTTCAATAGTACAAACATCAGATAATTTAGATGATGTATTTGATAGTAGATCAGGTAATTTTGATGATCAACCCTCTAACTTTGACGGAGATACACCAGCTAACTGTAACGCACATATTGAAATAGCTACATCAGATGACAATGTTACATATACAAGTTTTCAAAATTTCGTAATTGGTGATTATACTGCTAGATACTTAAAATTTAAATTAGTTATGACTTCAAGCGATTTATCGTCAACACCTGTTGTATCAGGATTATCAGTAACAGTAGATATGCCTGATAGAATATTTAGTGGAAATGATATAAGTTCAGGTGCTGGAACTAAAACAGTAACATTTACAAATCCATACAAATCTGTTAATTATGCAGTAGGAATTACGGGTGAAAATCTTGCCACAGGAGATTTCTTTGTAGTAGAGAATAAAACTGTTAATGGATTTGACCTAACATTTAAAAATTCAAGTGGAACAAATGTATCAAGAACATTTGATTTTATTGCAAAGGGCTTTTAAAAGGAGTATAAGAAAATATGGCACAAGTATCAGACACAACATTAGCGAATCAAGGTTTTCCAGCATTTAGAGCAGAATTAAACAGTATCTTAGGTGCATTAAATTCAATGCACGTAGGCACATCAGCACCAAGTTCATTAGTAGCTGGAAGTATGTGGGTGTATTCAGGAACATCAGGATTTTTAAAAATTATGATCAATGACGGAACAGACAACATTGAATTAATGAGTATTAATATATCAACAAACGCAGTAACAAGTGCAATGTCAGTAACAGGAACAGTAACGGAATCTGACCCCAATGCTTTGCCACTTGCAATCGCATTAGGTTAAATATAAAAGGAACATATGGCAAATACATTTAAAGTAAAAACTAATGGTGCAATGCCGGCAAGTGCTGGAACACCTTTAACCCTATACACAGTACCAAGTTCAACAACTTGTGTAGTAATAGGATTAACTCTTTGTAATATTCACACAGCTTCAGTAACAGCTTCAGTACAATTAGTTTCAGACACATCAGATACAGAAACAAACGAAACAGTTTTATTAGTTAAAGATGTATCAATACCAGCTGGTTCTTCACTAGAACTTTTAACAGGTGGAAAAGTTGTTTTACAAACTACTGATATTCTAAAAGTTGATTGTTCTGTTACTGCTAAAATAGATTCAACATTATCAATCTTAGAAATAACATAGGAGTAATACATTGGCTTATATCGGCAAGAAACCAACAGATGTACCTTTAACAGCTGGTGATATTACAGATGGTACTATTTCTAATTCTAAACTAGCACAAGATATTATTTCTGCTGAAACTGCTTTAACTTCTGCACCAGCTGATACAGATGAATTTATTTTATCTGACGCTGGAACACTTAAAAGAATCGATTATAGTTTAATTAAAGGTGGTGGTGCTTTTGAACATTTAATTACAACACAAATTTCATCAGATACTGCCAATGTTACTTTTAACAATACTTATATTACAACAACATACGTTGATTATAAAATTATTATATCAGGTCTTGGCCCTAATGTTTCTGGTAATAATGCAAAACTACAAATGAACATAAGTTCTGATAATGGTTCTAATTTTTTAACAGCAAGTAATTATAACTATGGAAATGATAATGAAAGAGCAGATGGTAATTTTCAAACCCAAGAAAATCAAACTGATGATAGTTTTATTTTAAATACAAACGGAATAGGTGAAGATAGTACAGGAAGTTTTATAATAGATATATTTGACCCACTTAATGTAACTTCAGATCGTAAATATTTTCAATACTGTTCAAGGTCAATAACAAGAGATGGTGCAAGTGGTGACACAAATTCTGCAACAGGTGGTGGTATGTATAAAGATGGATTGACAACACCTTTTGATGCAATTAAATTAAGTCTTACTGCTGGAAGTTTTGACTCAGGATATTTTTCACTTTATGGAAGAAAGGTAAGTTAGGATATTAAATGGCATATATAGGTAAAGAACCAACAGTAGG